TGGTAGTGTAAGTGTACCAGTGATGGCTGGTGCAATCATTCAAGTTCAATCATTCGATAAGTTAGATGACCAGATTATAATAGGAACATCTTTTGACGATGTAATGAGTGTGTCTATCACGCCTACAAGTACAACATCAAAGATACTTGTTAAATGTGACATTAACATCTCAGCTTCGACTGCAAGCAATGGCACTACAGGCGCACGTTACAGTGCTGTAAAACTATATCGGGATAGTACTCAAATTGGACTTAATACATCTGTATTATCTAGTCAAAGTCAGGTGTGGTTTTCCTGTAATTCAGTTAAAGGCACTAACTCAGGTTACACTCAAATGAACAGCAGTGGCTCGTTCATGGATGCGCCAGCAACTACTTCGGCTATTACTTACAAAATACAAGCAGGTAATACTCATGGCACTTCTATTTACACTTATATAAATAGAGCACCTGTTAATACTGACGGTGCTTTAATCCATAGAGGTATTTCTAACATTACAGTTATGGAGATTGCACAATGAGTTTAACAAAACTAAACAATCAGTCTCTCACCGCAGTCACATCGGCTGGGCTTCCTTCTGGTACTGTATTGCAGGTTATTCAAGACATAGAAACAGCGGCTGGTTCAGAAAGCCTTAACATAGGAGTTTTCTCAGCGGCTATTTTGTCTGCAACGATTACACCTTTTAGTAGCTCAAGTAAAATATTAGTGTTTTGTAGTTTGCACCTTTCTACTGGCGTTCAGACGGCTGGTGCGGCGGCATTATTAAAAAGAGGCTCAACTGCTATCGGACTAGGTGACGCATTTGGTAGCGGAAGACAAGCAACAGGTGGTGGAATGGGTGCTGGTGTAAGCAATCGTTTAATTAGTAACATTTCTATGACTGTTTTAGACACCCCCTCTACTACGAGTGCAATAACTTACACTGCACACGGTGGTCACGGATTTAATAGTTCTCAAGACCTTTATTGGAATAGAGAACAAAGAACAACTGAAAACGCTAGTCACTCTAGAGTTAGTTCTACTTTAACCCTTATGGAAATCGCAGGATGAAGATGGCGCTAGAACCAGAACTTAAAGTACAGATGGAGCTAGACGCTCACGAGAAAGAGTGTGCAGTACGCTATGAAATGGTACACGGAAAACTTGAAAACCTAGACAAACGTTTATGGCGGCTAGAGGCAATGATAATGTTCTCTACAATGTCTATGATTGGTCTAGGTGTAATGCTCATTACTCAGCTATAAGCGGGAGCAACAAATGATCGCAGAAACAATGGCTGGTATAGCTCTAGTCAAAGGTGCTGTTGATGGAATTAAAAGTATTATAGGTACTGCTAATGACATTAGCGACATCGCAGAGCATATCGACAACTTGTTTGAGGGCGAAAGACAAATACAACAAAAAAGAAATAATAAACAAAACGATCCTTTTGCGATTAAAAGCATAGCACAAGAAACTATTGATGCTAAGCTTGCACAAGAAAAAATGAATGAAATGAGGCAGTTAATTGATTTTAGATTTGGTCATGGTACATGGCAGAGTATAATTAATGAACGTGCTAAACGAATACAGGAAGCTAAAGAAGCGGCTACAGAAATAAGGCGACAAAAACTTATTAAACAAAAAGAAATAGAAGAAATAGTTAAAACAATACTTATAGTATGTGGAGCTATTTTATTCGGAGGAGCCGCTATTACTGCTTCAGTAATGTATTCAACAGCATCAGCAATGATATGAGGAGATAAATATGTTTGAAGCAATAGTATTAGTATGTCTTACAATTAGTTCAAACTCTTGCTTTGAAGCAGTAGACACCCGTGGACCATATAAGACACTAGATGAGTGCATGGTGCGGGTTGATGAAATGAAAAGAGACTTACACACTTTACCTAATCATAAAGTAGAAGGTTTTAAATGTAAACTTTCATGGGGAATATAATATGTTACAAGCACTGATAGGCCCAGTTACAGGGCTACTAGATAAGTTTATACCCGATGCAGACGAAAAAGCACGGATAGCGCATGAGCTTGCCACTATGGGTGAGAAGCATGGACAACAGTTAGCACTTGCTCAGATTGAAGTAAACAAAGCTGAAGCGGCTAGTGGAAGTCTTTTTAAAGGCGGCTGGAGACCTTTTATTGGTTGGGTGTGTGGTGTTGCGTTTGCATATCACTTTGTTTTACAACCAATTATTTTATTTGCAGTCACAGCCTACGGTTTACAGATACCCGCATTACCAGAGTTTGACATGACAAGCCTTATGACTGTGCTTGGTGGTATGCTTGGGATTGGCGGTTTACGTACATATGAAAAGCAAAAGGGGATAACTAAATGAAAAAGAAATTAGGTCCACTAGCAAAACCAATGTATGCATCTGATGGTAAGAGTACTGTTAATAGCGCGGGTAATTACACAAAGCCAGGACTACGTAAAAGTATTTATAATAGAATACTAGCAGGTAGTAAAGGCGGTAAGCCTGGGCAGAACAGCGCTAGGAAAATGCAAATGGTAGCTAAAGAATATAAAGCTAAAGGTGGAGGTTATACTTCATGAGTTTATCTTCACAAGCACAATCGTTAAAAAAATGGACAAAACAAAAGTGGAGAACTAAAAGTGGAAAACCTTCTAGACAAGGCCCGTTGGCGACTGGAGAGCGTTATATGCCAGCTAAAGCTGTGGGAAGTCTCACACCAGCTGAACACGCCGCTACTACTAGGAAGAAGAGAGAAGGTACTGCAGCAGGAAAGCAATTTGTTGCAAACACTAAGTCAGCTAAGAAAAAAATTAAAAAGGCAAGAGCATGAACATAGATAAACTTAGAGAGGAGCTTAAAGTTGATGAGGGAGTTAAGTACGAAATCTATCTCGATCATTTGGGTTTGCCTACTTTTGGTATCGGCCATTTGGTTTTATCTACTGATATGGAGAGCGGAGCAGAGGTCGGCACACCTGTCTCAGAGAATAGAGTCAACGAATGCTTTGCTAGCGACGTCAGTGTGGTGCGAAAGGAGTGCAATATATTATACTCCGATTTCGAAACATTGCCCGAAGAAGCGCAACTAATTATTGCTAACATGTTGTTTAATATGGGAAGACCTAGACTCAGTAAGTTTAAAGGAATGAAGGCAGGAGTAGACGCTCGTGACTGGAATCGTGCGGCAGATGAGATGGTTGACAGTGCATGGTATAGGCAAGTTACTAACAGAGCAGACCGTTTAGTTAATCGTATGCGTAGTATATAAAACGCCCTTATACGGGGAGAATCGTCATTATATATTATAGAGGTTAACAATGAGAAACACAGAGTACAAAGGCCCATCAATGCCTATTTCAGAAGAAATTGATAAGATGAAATACAGATTAGAAGATGAAACATTCGATGGAAAAATTAAGCGGATAGCTAAAGCACTCTGTGATGGCATTGAACACCAATATAAACTAGAAGACATTCTAGGTACTATGAGGTTCCTACCAGCAGGACGAGTACAAAATGCTATGGGTAGTCCTCGGATTACTACTGCTTATAATTGCTTTGTCAGTGGTATAATTGAAGACTCGATGGATAGCATTATGCTACGTGCTACACAGGCCGCAGAGACAATGCGCCGTGGTGGTGGTATTGGGTATGACTTTAGTCGTATCAGGCCTCGTGGTGATATGATTGTATCGCTTGAGTCACAGTCAAGTGGTCCAGTTTCGTTTATGGGTATCTATGACTCTATCTGTCAAACGATAGCTAGTAGTGGTCACCGCAGAGGCGCACAGATGGGCGTACTAAGGGTAGACCATCCAGACATCTATGACTTTATCAGAGCTAAAAGAAACAACGATAAGCTAACAGGCTTTAATATTTCTGTAGGAATTACAGATAGCTTTATGGAATGTTTAGAAGATCCATATGCTACATTTGATCTCGTATTTGAAGGACATGTATATAAAACTTTATCTCACGAAGATGCACATGACTTATGGGATGAGATTATGCAGTCTACTTGGGATTGGGCAGAGCCAGGAGTTTTATTTGTAGATCGTATTTCAGAGATGAATAACTTATGGTACTGTGAGACTATTGAAGCTACAAACCCTTGTGGTGAACAGCCACTACCTCCGTTTGGTGCTTGCTTATTAGGTTCATTTAATCTTACTAAGTACGTAAAAACAGGTATTCAATTCTCAGAAGAAGGACCAGCAGACGAAAGCATATTTGACTTTGTACAGATGGCTAGCGACATTAAAGAAGTTGTCAGAGCAATGGATAACGTTGTAGACAGAACTATTTACCCACTTAAGGAACAAGAAGATGAAGCACGTAACAAACGACGTATGGGGCTTGGAGTCACAGGACTTGCTAACGCAGGAGAACTCCTTGGATACCCGTACGGCTCAAGTTCTTTCCTTGATTGGATGGGTGCCGTGTTCAAGACGCTTAGAGACGAGACCTACCGTACTTCGGCAGGATTGGCTAAAGAAAAAGGAGCATTTCCACTCTATACTGAACAATACTTAGAAAGTAAATTTATTAATACACTCAGTGAGGACGTTATTGAGTTGATTAAAGAAAACGGTATTCGCAATAGTCACTTGACATCTATCGCACCTACAGGTACTATTAGCTTGTGTGCAGACAATGTATCAGGCGGTATTGAACCAGTCTTTAGTCACTACTATGATCGGACTATTCAAACATTTGATGGTCCAAAGGTTGAGCGAGTAATGGACTATGCTTATTCTCACGGTGTTGAAGGCAAGGGCGCTAACGATATTAGCGTTAACGATCACCTTGAGGTTCTTCTCTTAGCACAAAAGTACGTTGACTCCGCTTGTTCTAAAACTTGTAACGTAGGAGATGATGTATCATATGATGAGTTCAAACAGGTCTATGTTGATGCCTGGAAAGGCGGGGCGAAGGGATGTACAACGTTCAGACTTAGTGGTAAGAGATTCGGTATCCTTAACGAAACCGTGGAAGAAGAAACGAAGGTATCTAGCGAAACTCAGGAAGTGGTTGCAGAAGAGGGAACGGTCGAGGCTTGCTTTATCGACCCGCGAACTGGCCAAAAAGAGTGTTCTTAATGACTGTCTCAGTTAAAGTAAGAAACGATAGATACACTGTTTGTAACTCTTGTCCTAATTTTAACTCAGTAATTAAATCATGTAGTAAATGTAGATGCATAATGAGCGTAAAAACTTGGATGCGAAAAGCAAGATGCCCTGAAAATAGGTGGGAGAAATAAAATGGCTAATCAAATAGTATCTGTCGATCAGATGGATCAAGTAGGTGTTATCTTAGATGCACCTGCTTCGGCGTTAGCGCCAAATTCTTTTAGTGACGCTAGAAACGTTAGGTTTACAGATAGCGCAGTAAGAAAAATTGAAGGCGAAGTTACGCTTAACTCTATACCTGCAGATACTAATCTTGATACTATTTATGGATCATCAGGAAATACGTTAGGTGACGCTCGTTACCTAGCGTATTGGTCCAACCCTAACTTAGGTGAATTAGCGGCATATTATGTATACATTATGGCAGTTAAAAACTCATCAGGTATTCATATTGCAGATAGAATTTATTTGCAAGATGAAGAAGGTAATCGTGCAGATGTCACGCCTACAACTTTAACAAATGCAGATGGCTTTAAAGGGTTTGACCCTGATGGCAAGTGGCAACATACGCTGTTTGCAGGTGGATTTGCTATCATTGTTAATAACGGCATACAAAAACCACATTACATCTTAGACCCCATCAGTAGTATTAATGTTGCTAATGTTGCAGACTTTTCAGAATTGCCTGGATGGGATTCATATTACATTGATCAAACTATTATTTCGCTAGATTACGATATTAGCCAAGGTAACTATTTTGATTTAGGACAAAAGGTAGACTTTGAAAACTTTGAAGTTAAAGTAAGTATTAACAATGTAGACTTCGCAGTAGTATCAGGAACACCTGCAGGTACAGGAACGCCTAACACTGCAAATTTTGTTCCTGGAGATGCACCTGCAGAAAGCGTTTTAGTAATTGCTTCTAACAAGTTTGAAATATACAACAACCCGAATTCTCTTACAACAACAATTGCAATTAAAGATGTATCAGACACTGAGCCTGTAATTATAAAAATAGTATCACGAAATAATGTTAATGTTCGTGCAGGTGTTGTTAGAGCATTTGGTAATTTATTAGTTGCAGGTGACCTAATCGAAGTTGATTCAGTTAGTAATGAAATAGTGCGTAGACTTTCAGGCGTTGTAAGAACGTCTGATGTAGCTGTAACAGGCTCTATCCCTAATAACTGGAATCCATTTGCGGCAGGTGTAAGTACTGCTGATGAATTTACTTTATCAGACACTAACATTGTGCAAGACATGAAATCAATACAAGGTAATCTTTATATCTACACTAACAGTTCTATTCACTCAATGTCACTAACAGGTAACTCGTTAGCTCCAGTTAGATTTAATCTTGTTACAGAAAATTATGGTGCGGCAACAACTGATTCTGTTCTTGAATATGATGGTAAACACTTAGTAGTCGGTAGTAATGATATTTATGTATTTCCTGGACACCCTGGAAATATTGAATCAATAGCATCAGGTCGTATTAGAAATTATTTTTATAATAATTTAAATCCATTACATGAACATGATTTGTTTTGTATTTTAAATAAAGCTAAAGATGAAATATGGATTTGTTATCCTACAATTAAATCGATTAGTGGTGAATGTGACGAAGCTATTATTTGGAATTACAGACGTAATAACTGGACTATACGAGACCTTGATGAAGTAATTAGTGGTGATATTGCACCTATCAGAGGTGGTGGAATTCCGCTTACTACAATCAATATTGCTAGTGGTAACTCAGGTAGCGATGAGTCTTTAAATACAGGAAGACAAGAAGTTCAGACCATGACTATTACTGGTGGAATGGAAGCTTCTCATTCAGGGATTAAGCAAGAGCAAACCTATACTGTTCCTACAATCTCCTCTTTTGGAACAGATCGTCCTGAGTTAATTAAAGTTACTATTACAGGTGATACTGGACCTAACGTAGTTAACGCTGTTAATGATATTACAATAGGATCTACTTCAAGCGCAACAGTATTTACAAGAAGCGCAACTATTGGAGGCGGTTTTCAATTAGATATTGTAACTCAAGACGGTACGACTGCAACAACTACAACTATTTTTGGCTCTGATATATTTACAACTAATGATAATTCAGCTAAAACACAAACACAAGTTGTTGAAGCATTAGTAACGTATATTAATACGGTTATACTTAGCACAAATATTCTAAGCAATTATACTGCTTCTAGCGAAGTAGATGGGTCTGTAACTAAACTAAGATTAACTTCAGATGTTCCTGGGACTAGGACAATAACTACTGTAACTGCAACTTCTTATTCAGGTGGTTTTGTATCTGCAACAGGTACAGGCTCTGATGAGCAAGTTAGTGTTACCGCAGTATTAGCTAATGAAACTGCACGAGGTTACGTTAAAGGCACAGGCACTTTAGTTCCTTATTATTCTTCAGGTAATTCTTTTGGCAGTAATTACGGTTCAACTTCGGCTAACGATCGCAATGGGCATGTAACGGCAAGAGATGCTATTAACGAATTACAAGTAGTAATAGGTGGTTGGACTACTGCAGGTGCAAATGGGCCTGATGGCTCTAATAAGACACACACTTACACTGTAGCACGAGATGGTGATGTTAACTTTATTATTTCAGGATCAGGTGGATCTGGCGCAGACCATAACTACGGTGGCGGTGCGGCTTCTGCGGTACAAGGTGTAATTACAGGTGCAGTAGCAGGTGATACAATTAAAATTACTGCTGGAGGCGCTAATAGAAAAGACACTTGGACAGGCGCTGGTAGAGCAGGTAAATCTTCTACTTTAGTTTGGAAAAGAGGAAGCACTACAAAAGCAACAATAACGGCTCCTGGAGGCAGAGGTACAGATAACGGTACAGCGGCAGGTCAAGCAAGTGCAGTGTCACCTTCAAACGCACCTAGCGGTGTAACTTACACTAGAGTCCTTCGCGGTGAAGGATCTACTAGTTCTGTATTTTCAGGTGAAACTAATCGAGGAGGCCAACGTAATGGTGGTCGAGGTTTCTTTTCTAGGTATGGTGATAATATTTACGGTGGCCGATATCAAACAAGTAGTTTAACATGGCAACCAAGCAAAGCTTCTTTTGGTGATGGCACTCAGTCACATTCAGATACACCCCGATGTTGTACTTGGAACGCAACTCCCCCAGGAGTAGGTTTTTTATGGCAAGCCGGTGTGCGTACTGACTTTACTATAACTAATAATAGAACAGTAGGTAGCCACGCATTACAACAATCAATATACGATTTACATTTAGCGGCATTTGGAAACGACTCATCTAGTGATATCTCAACTATAAACACTGGACAAACAAAAACAAGATCCCTTATTGGCGATTATGTAACTACGCTTAACTGGACAGGTAATAAGTTAGGGACACAACAAACTGCGTATAATATTTCAGGAAGCGCAAGTACAACAAATGCAGGAAGTACTGGAATAGACGTTACAGTGACCCAGAATGGTGCAGTATACGATATTAACTTTACTAACAACGGTGTTGCTCCTGCAACCATTACTTCTCCTTCTGCAATTGCAGATACTGATTTTCAAATAGGTGAAACTAAAAATTTGTTAGGCCAAAGTTCTGTTAACTGGACTTTAGTAGGCACTTATCTTACTAACACAGGTACTTCAAGTTCTGTAACAGCAACTAAAACAGCAGTTACTTCAGGAGTAGGTAATTACAGTACAAGCGCAACTGATAGTCCTGCTATTATAGCTAGATTTACACATTCTGCGGGTGGATACGTTCCAAACGGATTTACGCATGATGTTCAACTTACTAAAAATGTAACTAGTTCTGAAACAATATCAGAGCAAATTGTAACTGCATTAAAACAAACACCTGACTTTGCAGGTAACGATCCTAGAATATCAGGAGTTACACAACCTACTGACGCTTATTTTTACATAGAAGATAACACTAACACAAATACGTTTGATATTTATTATGTTAAAAATGTTGGTACGGATCATACTGATGCTCTAAGTTTTTCTTTCTTAACTAAAGTAGGGACTACTTCTTATGCAGAAACTACTTTTGGTGGCGATTTAACAGTATCTGAAACAACAGCTAATGGAGCTTCAGGTGCATCAACTAGCCCGATTATAAGACTTTCGTTTGACGGGACTAATGTTGATACTGTTATTTATGGTGTAGGTATAACTCAAAACGATGTAGCACAATCTTTGTCACAGACGTTAGAGAATACAGGTACATTTACAGCAACAGCCAGCGGTGCTACGGTTACTGCAATTAGAGAAGTTAGTTCCGGTACAGCAAACTTAATAGGAGTTACTGTACAATCCGATCCTAACAATCACATACCTGCAATACCCGCTACTTTTACTCAAACAGTAGCAGGTCAAAATCCAAGTATTGGACAAGGAACTGCAACGTTAACGCTTACTGATAGCCAATTCTATAATGCTTATTCTATTGTAGTACCGTTAACAGGTGCGTATAACACTACATTAAGCGCAACTGACATTGCAAATTTAATTAGAAATACTACGGTTTCAGGGTTTACACTTGGAGGCTCAGGTACATCAGTTACATTTACTACAACTGATAAATATTCAGTTAATAGATTAGATAATGGTCTTGGTACAGGCACTGTTAATAATCACTTATGGACTATGACAGCTGACGATGATGAAGGTGTATTTGCACCTACTTCTAATCCGCTACAAAATTCAACTGCAGTAGAAACAACGTCAGGCATTCCAATTAGATATTCTCAGCCTACAGTTATCCGTATTTTATATTCAGATAATTCGTTTCAAGACTATGTATTTGGAGGTGCTTCCAATGGCCCATTAGCTATTAGTGAGCCTTATGTTGCTAATCTATATAGTGGTAATACATCAAGTACTACTTATACGCATACTAGTATTTCAGACTCTTTAGAGACTCAAATAAAAATAGCAGGTGGTAATAATTTAACAGTTGAAAGAACAGGAAATAATCTTAGAATAGCTCCTATTCAGTATAGTACTGATGGTATGTTTATTACTAGCGCAACATTAACTTATTTAGGAACTACAGCTCCTTCTTCAAAGTTAGTAACCGCACCTGTACCTGCAACTGATGCTACTTTTAGTTCTACGTTTAGTTCGTTTGGGCGATTTGATCCCGATAGGCCATGGGCTACTGACCAAGTAAAAGGTGGTAGTGTATATCCAATCTTTATTCAAACTAATACAGTTGACGATGCGTCTAGATTACGCGCGGCAGATGTAGGTTATACGTTTGGAGCAGATCCGGCTAATAATATTTCAGGCGACCCTTATATTTCTTTTGTAGAGAGAAGAGAGTTAGGTATAACTCCCGAATTAGACACTGAAGAAATTGCAAGAGCCGCCATACAATCGACTGGCGGTACTGCAACTGAGCTAGGTGGTTTTTTATATTATCCAACGTTGTATATGCGTATGACAGGCTCTAACTATACTGCAGAGTATGCAGAGTTAAAGTCAGGTTCAACACTAACTAATGATTATACGGTTGGCTCTGACTATAAAATAGATACTCGTATTACAGGTAGATTTATTAACTTTAGGCTAGATGATGCTGACTCAGACCCTAGCACTGCTTCAAATCAGTTTGCATGGGGCTTATCCAGTATACAATTTGAAGTTAATAAAGCAGGAGAAAGATAATGCAAAATCAACCGCCTGTATCTGAAGATTATACTGTTTCAGCGTGGCAGTTTGAAGTTACTAATAGCTTAAATACAAACGAGGAGCGTTTAAATACGCTTCTCGAAGCTATTGTATTAGCCACTGATTTAGCAGACTTAAAAAACAGAATAAAGGAACTGTAATGATAAGACTTATTGAGGATAATGATGTTCTAGAAGCGATTAAGCTTATGGACGAATCAGAAAAATATAATGACTACTATGGGTATGATAGAAATGAATCTATTTGGATTCAATACTTTACTTCTTTAGTAGAACGTCAGAAAGAAGGAAGCCCTTATGTACTCGTTATAGGAGACTATGATGAGGACGGTAAGCTTAGAGGGTTTCTTTCTGCTGATGCATTTCAAAATTATTATAATAAAGAATGGGTTATGGACGTTAAAGACTGTATTGTAAACCACAAGGTTAACAATGCTTATGTTGTATATCGTTTGTTTGACGCTATGATTGACCATGTTAAGAAACATAAAGGTAAACATTGGCGTGCCGACTCAGTTCGTGGTGAGCAAGAAGCTATGAATTTTGGTCGTTTCTTGCAACGCCGTTACGATGCGGCAATCCAAGTCTCAGTAAGAGGCGTATTACAGGAGAATTAAATGTTATTAAAATCACTGATGACTGGTGATATCCATTCTAGATTTGGTGGTCGCGCAGTCTTTAAAGGTGGAGGCGGAGGTAGTCAAACTACTACTTCAGGAATTGATGAAGAGTTTAAACCTTACCTTGAGCGTGTATTAAAAGATGTTACTAATAGATATGAAGGTGAAGTAGCTCAAGGGCCAGATGCGATTGTTGCAGGTTTAACTAAAGAACAAAAAGCCGCAATGCGAGCTCAAAAAGCACAAGCAAAAGATATGATGGCAGGTACAGGGCTCTACGATACTAGAGCCGCTGAAGCACGTTCATTACAAGATCTTGCAGGTTCTTCTGCAGGGCAAGCTTATTCTGGTGGTGTGTTAGGCTCTGCACGTAGTCAAGCGGCTACGCAAGGTGCATTAGCAGGACGTGCAGGTGAGTATCAACAAGAAAGACAACGTGTTGCAGATCTAGGAGCTAAAAATCTTGGAGACGTAGGCTCTGCTAAACAAGCATATGAGCAAGCTAGACTAGATGCACCTCATACTTCAGCTTCAAGATACTTTGGATACCTAGCAGGTGCTCCACAAACAACAAAAACTACAAGTAGCGGAGGTGGCAAGTAATGGCTATCAATCTAGTACCAGAATCATTATTAAGTCCAGAAGAAGAACAAGCTAAAATGGCGCAGACGCTTAATGCAACTCGCGCTAGGCAAGGTGGTCAGCAAGTAAATCTCCCCCAACAAAAAGGTGTACTGTCTCAAGTTAGTGACATGGCTAGGGAAAAAGTAATAGGTGACGCAGTTAATACAGGTTCTCAAGCAATGTATGATAAAGGTGCGGCTATGTTTGCAAGTAAAGCGGCACCAGCAACGATGGCGCAAATGGCAGGTCCAGCTTTAACAACTGCAGGTGGTGCAGGACTAGGCGCAGGCATGGGTCCAGGCATGGCTGGAGTAGCGGCACCAGGACTAGCAGGCGCGGGTGCAGCCACTGGCGCAATGGCGGCAATGCCATATGTCGGTGCAGGATTACTCGCAGGTAAAGCGCTAGGGTTCTTTAATAACGGTGGTCATGTTGGTCCTTTGTATGCATCACAGGGAAGTAAGACTCCTGAAGGCAAAAGCATTGCTGACCAAATTAAATACATTAGAGATAAAGAATATTATGATGCCCTTGAGCAAGCAGATAATGAAATGCATCGTAGTTATTACAAATCAGAAGGTGGTAATATCGGCCCTCTGTATGCAGCTGATGGTTTTAAAGCAAGAACACACTCAATGCCTCAACATTCAATTGGTATGTATACACCCAAAAGAAAAGAGGAAGCGGCTAAAGAGTCTGAAGATAATGAAAAATCAACTGGATTTTTTAGTTCTTTATTTAAATCAGATGGTGGGCAGGTTGGCCCGTTATCTAAATTAAAATATAAATCAGCTGGCGGTGAAGTATACGAATTGAGTTATGGTGGTGGGCCCCTAAAGAAGGAGAAGTAGCATGAAGCTAAAAAGTCTTAGTCAAAAAGACCGATATGGTAATATGTTCTCTGTTGAGTTCTTTGAACCATCTATCCCATCAATGATGCTTATTCCAGAGATGGAGCGAGGCAATGGGTATAACGGCGCTGACACAAGCGACCACCCAGGAGACCCTAAAGGCACTGATACAGTACCTGCATGGTTAACCCCTGGAGAGAATGTTGTCAATGCAGAGGCCTCTAGGATTCCTGGCAATCAAGAAATGATTGATGAGATGAACGATCAAGGCCGTGCCATACAACAGTCACAAGGTGGACCTATTCCTACTTATGAAGCTGATGGTGGTATAATACCGCCTATGTATGCGGCAGAAGGTACGCTTCCCCTTGGGTTACGTCAAAATAATCCTGGGAATATTAGACCAGGAGCTGATTTTATTGGTGAAAGCGGTGCTAACGATGGCTATGCTGTATTTGATTCTGAAGAAGAAGGTCTTAGAGCCATACAAAAATTACTCGGTACTTATGGTAGTGAGCATAATATAAACACTTTAGAAGGTTTTGCAAATAGATATGCACCGCCCTCAGACAACAATCCAACAAGTAGTTATGTAGATTATTTATCTCAGAAAACAGGAATTGCTCCCGATGAAGAAATAAATTTAGCTGATAGAGGCGCAGAGCTTATTCCTGCTATTGTTGGATTTGAGCAAGGTCAAATGCCTTATACTGAAGATCAAATTAGAATGGCTATTGAAATGGCTGGGACAGATGATCCAGAAGCAGTTAAAGCTATCTTAGATGGAGTGCCTCCTACTGATACTGGATTGATGTCAGCGGAAGCTAGTACTGTAGTGCCTAAGTCAGAGGATGAAGTTCCTCCTTCAGACGAAGGTAACTGGTATGATTTCTTATTTCAAACAAGAGAAGAACGAATAGCTAATAACTTAGCTGAACGTGAAAAGTTAAAAGAAACAGATCCCGAAAGATATGCTCGCTTAGAAGAAAAAGATGCAATCTTAGCCGCTAATAAGGTAGAAAAGGCTAGACCCCCTATTCGTAGTGGGCTAGGCGCAGAACCTTACTATGAAAATTCAGTTGCAAAATATAAAAATTCAAAAGCGCAACAAGAAGCTGACGCTAAAGTTGAAGAGTTATCAGTACCCCCTCGTCTTAATGATGGAACAATTCCTGGAATGGATGAGAGTAGCAGTTTAGCTAAACAAGGCGAGCGTATGCGTAATGATCCAGTAGAAAATGCAGAAGAACGAGTAGAAATAACTGAAGATTATATTCGGAAATATATTGATGCAGGATTAGTTCCGCCTGAGTCTGTTGTTAACGCAAATAAATCAGCCAAAACAGAGTTAGAAAAAGTTACAGAAGAAGAAAAATTACTTCAACAAGAGAATATAGCTAAGGCAGACGCTGAAGCTAAAGCAGAGAAAGAACGTTTAGATTCGGCGCGCGACGCACTTGGTTTACCTCCTACAGATGTTCCTATTCCTGAGTTAGACGGTGTTGGTATCCCTGAAGTATCAACAGAAAATGAATCTAAAGAAACTCAAGCTGAAAAGAATGCGGCTATGACTGAAGCAATGAAAGGCTTTAGGGGTAAAACATTTAGTCAACCTTCAGCAGATGAACTAAAAGAAGTAGAAAGGCTTGGGAGTAGCCCTCAAGGTAAAGGCTTCGGTACTGAAGTTGCAGGTTACTTTAAGCAAATGTTTAAAGACTTATTTAGCGGTCCTGAACTTGCTCGTATGGCAGTTATGTATGCTGGTTCTCGTCTTATGGGCTACGATCATGGTGGCTCATTACAATACTCTATGACGCAATACATTGATCGTGTTGATTCAGACGTTGAAGCTCGTAAAAAGTTTGTCACTAGCAAAGATGCATTAGAAGATTACACAGGCAAGTCATTACAAGCTTATAGAGACTCAGGTAATCTAGAAGACCTAGTAGCTAAAGGCAAAACATTATCTATGACAAAGCCAGTAGGTAATTCTTACTTGCCTGGAATTGGTAAAGTACAACGCTTTGAAGGCTCAGACGGTAATGAATACGTAGAATACCAAGGTAAAATGACATCTGTAAATAGTCTTGCTGGTTTCTTAGAGCCATGGGATGAAAGTGTCCATGGCAGAGAAGCAAGAAAAGGTAACTTTGAGTCTGCATTTACAAGCGCTACCGATACTGCAAACTCTGAAAGAGGGTTAAGGGCGGGAACACGTAATAAAGTTGATTACGATGATCGCGTTGCTATTGATGCTTTTAAACTAGGCGGAGAAGCTGAAAGTAGATTTAGGGAAATTCTTAATCAAAACGGTGTATCAATTAATGATGTCCCTGAGTTAGAAATTAGCGTAAACAATGCTATTACTAAGTTTGTAAATGATACTATTGATTACAAAAAATCAGGTGGTAAAGGTATTGAACCAAAAAGCATCAGAGCGTATATCAATAATGAAACAAGATCAGTCTTAACAGGTGTTCCTCAATACGCTATGAATGGTACTTCTGACACTAACATGAATCAGCTAGACACTATAATTAAAAAAGAAGTCAGAGATGAAAACGGTAAACGACTTGGTCCTAAAGATAGAGGCTATGCCAAAGCATATGAAGAGGCGTGGTCAGCTACTTGGGCCGCTTATCAATTAAGAGATGAGTATCCTGATCTTACTAAGAGCAATGACAACTTTGAAGAGCTAGCTGTTAAAAAGAATGAGCGAAAAGGAGATGCTAACAAATGGACAGCCTTTACTTTATGGGCTTCTAGAACTCCTGGCGAAGAAGTTCAAGCAATTATTGAGCAAGCAATATTAGACGATAACTTAGATAAGTTATTCTAATTTATACCCTAAGAGATAATACCCCCTTATAGGGGAGTGTCTCTTAGGGTTTTTTTATTTATATATTAGGAGGTTAACATGGCAGAAAATTTTATAGACGAGGAAGGTAATTCTCGTCGATGGATAGACGCCGATACTATTGAAGGTAGTGATGGCAAAGATCTTCGACTTCGTGGTTTTAATGCTCCTGAAGTAAGCAAAATAACTAATTTAGATTTCGAAAGAGAAGATGGTAAATTACGTTTCTTACAAGGGCAACTTGGCGGTAGGGAAACTACTGAAGCTGTAGCAAGAATTGCAGAAGAAGGCGGCTACAATAGGATCATAGATGAAGGCAACGATGATTTTTATGGACGTAAGTTAGTAAGCATTCAAAATAAAGAAGGAGGCGACTTAACTAATGCGTTATACAAGTCAGGCGCTGTCTCAGAAAATTTATTTACTGATGCAGAAGGTATACGAGCCGCACAGCAAGGTAGATTACAAGCGCAGTTAAAAGGTAAACGTGATTATCAAAATATTATTCAAGAAGAATTAGGTGAAGTTCAAAGTGTACCTATTCTATTTAAAGAATCTGCGGATAACGAAAAAGAATATTTAGATTCTGTTATTCAAGTAGTTGCTCAACAAAAAGGCTACGACTTAACCACAGAAGAAGATTACAAAGCAGCTTATAATACTGCAATAGAAGGTAACTATGATACTAGAAGTTTACCTTTTAACGCCATTGATTTTTCTCAAGGCGATAGGAATATGTCAGGCGTTGCGTACAATCAATTTACAGAGTCTTGGAACACAGGCTGGCAAGGGATGGCCACAGCTTTAGCTGGATTTGCAGAGCTTGCTGGCGTTGGATTAGGGTCTGAAGACTTAGCGAACTGGGGCGCTGATGAAGTTCAGCTTGCAAAAGAAGATTTAGCTAACGCTCCTATACTTAAAAACTTAGACTTCAGAGATATAGATGATGTATGGGATGGCTGGCAATATTTTACTAACAACATGGCTATGTCAGCACCTTATTTAATTACACTTTCTGCTGGTCATATACTTTCTCCTGTAACATTCGGTGCATCTATACCAATAGCTTATGGCTCAATGGTAGGTGTACACTCAGGGAACGTATGGAATGATATTGAAGGTCCAAAAGGACGCGCTGAAGCGGCTGGTTCTTTAGTTGCAGGTACTGCAATGGCAGTTATGGATAGGCTAGGTATGCAAGGTATTCTTGCTCCGTCTAAACTGTTAACTAAATCAGGTAGGCTTCAAGTAGCTAAAGAGCTTAAACGATTAAACCCAGGAATGACTTCAGCACAAGCACTAAAATTAATCGGTAAAGAAAGCAAATCAATGATTAAAGGTGCTATCCAAGGCATGGGTAACTTTGCTTCGGATCACATTAATCGTGGTAGCTTAGTTAAAAATGTTTTAAAGGGTGCAGGTCGAGGCGGTATTACTGAAGCTGTAACCGAAGCCGCGCAAGAAGGCACAGGTTATATTGCTTCAAAACAAATGTCTGAAGGTGGGCTTGAGCAAAACTTTAATCCTAATGAATTCAGTAATCTATTAGCGTCTGCCGCAGTAGCAGGTGGTGCATTAGGTAGTAGCTTTGGTGCCGCTGGTGCAAGCATAGAAGCTGGTGATCGATACGCTATGAGCAAAGGGCTTATGCTAGGTCGTATAGATAAATTAAATCCATATGACAGAATATCTCAAGAGCTAGGTAAACAAGGCTCCGTGTATGATATAACTAGAGACTTAAAAAGAAAAACTCTTAAACGAAAAGGCGGAAGACTAGGCGCAGACTACGCTACCAAAGGCAAAACACAAAGAGGCTCGTTCTGGGATAAAATTAAAAATCCAACCAAGTACTTACCTGAGCTTTATCGTGCCGCCGCTACTACTGCTTTTCGCCCTGAATTATTAAGGCGTTCAGCGTCGGCTAGAAAGCTATACGCTTTAGTTGGACAACCGCTTGGTCGTCTTTACTCTGGACGTGATGTGGGTGCGCAAGAACAAAAGCATCGTGCTGATTTACTTAATAAATTAAATGCTCAACGTATTTTTCAACGCTTTGGTATGCCTGATAGAGTGTCTAGCTCTAACCGCATTTCTGATATGATACGTAGGTTTGTAGCGGCAAAAGGTGATCGTGATGCTTTAATTAATGACCAAGAAGTAATGGAAAATTATGATTCTATTTTAACTACTGTGAATGAGTTGCAGAGTTTTATGGATGCAGATTATGAGTTAAGAAATACTACCTATACCGGACAAGGCGAAGATCGTGTTAATTTATTATTTGAAAATTGGACGGATGCTAAAGGCTGGGATTGGAAAAAAGTCAGAGATAATCGTGAAGCTTGGTTTGCTTGGATGCGTAATGTAAAAAATTCAAGTGGAAAACAAGCTTACTCTGAGCCTGAAATTGAAGAAATGTACAATAAGATTTCTAATAATGAAGATGTTACCGACTTCTCTATTGTAGAAGGTGTTGCACATATTCCAGGAACAATCAAAGATAATTCTACAAAGAGCTTATCAGACCTTCCTGGATACGATCAATTTGCTAACACAGATATCTTACAAAACTTAATTAATAGAGCAGATCAAACAGCTAAATACACAGCTTACACAGAATACTTTGGTGAGGGCGGTAAGTATCTAGATCAGTTATACGCTGAAATGAGAGATGAAGGTCTTACTGATGATGAAATTGCAGAGGTAGCTTATCATACTAAGAGTATTATTGATGCAGGCACAGGTAACTATAAGCCAATTAAGAATAGACAGATAGCAAATCTACAGCGTGCAGGTGCATTCTATGCATCAACAGTAGGTCTTCCGCTAGCCGCATTTAGTTCTATCCCTGAATTTATCATGATACTTTGGCAGGGACGTGGTTCTGCTGATGTAAAACGTGGAATTAATTCTGCAACAGGAGAACTTGTAGAGATATTTAAAGGTATTGTTAATATGAAGCAGAACCCTGCTTTAAAAACACAGCCTAATTTACCTATCTACAGACAATCAGTACAAGACCTTATTAGCGCAGGATTATTTCCTGATGATGCTACAGTAGCTACTCGCTACGGATTAGGTGAAACAGATATTAGTAAAGCTTGGTGGCAGAAACAATTCTTTAAGTATACAGGAATTGCAGGGATAACTCAACTACAAAGATCTATTGCGGCTTCGGCTGTAGCAGGCTTTGTTTCTGATAGAATTAAAATTCTTTTAGCCAATGAAACAAACTTAAATGCTAAAGTTTCTTTTACTAAATGGAACTCTGCTGAAAAAGGAAGTCCAATACTTAATGTTAAAACTAAACGACAGCCTTACAATCAAGATCAACTAGAGGTATATCGTCAGCTAACTAATTTAGGCATGGATGTAGATGAGTATATTCGTATTCAAAAGAAATATACTAATACAGATAAAAATTCGCAAGGCAAAACATTGTATGATCGCCTTATGAAAATAAATCCTAACGATCCTGAGATAGCTGCTGATATGGATTTCATACAAGAACAAATGGAGACTGTAACTTGGTATTTTGTTAACGATAGAGTTCAAAATCCTCAAGCTTATAACCGACCTTTGTTTTTTCAAGATCCTCACTTTCAATTGTTTGTTCAGTTTAATGGTTTTATTTCTACTTTCACTGCAAATATTGTACCTAAACTTTGGAATGACTATCTGAAAAACGGTAGCCCCCGAATGCAGTATAATACCTTTGCATTAATTTGTGTAATGACAGCTACTGCAGGGGCGTCTCAATGGCTTAAAGACTATCTTAAGTTTGGAGGCTCTACACCGTATCTATCTAATGAACAGTTAGTGCAACGTGCGCTTATGAATTCAGGTGTATTAGGTACAAGTGAAAGAGTACTTAACGCCGCATTTCCCTTGTACGCAGACCGCGATGAAGGTATTGCAGGTAGAATATTCGGTGAGACAGTTGGTGGTGCTCCTACTGCAAGGCTTGGCTTTACAGCAGGTAAACTAATAAAAGAAATTGGTCAAGGTGATTATGAAGGTTCTCTACGAGCAGGTACAAAGTTAATACCTGGAGTAGCACCTGTAACACCTGTTAGAAACGCAATAACAGACCTAATGCAAGGAAGAGCGCCTACTCAATGGCCATTTAATCAAGGAGAATAACTGTGGTTAATATTAACATAAATAGAAGTGCTAATTATGATTTTAGAAATCGTAATAGACAAAAGGTAATGCGAGACCAGCAAGAAGATATTGCACGGGCCACAGAAGATACCCAAGCAACTATGGCGGCGGCATTAGCTGATAAACAAGCAACTAAAAGTGCATTAGATCAGCAACTTCCTGTTGAACAATTACAGTCTCGGATGGCACAACCATCTGAGGCTATTCAACCCGAAGGGTTTGTAGGTACTGCACCTGAAAATATGGCACCTGCTAATCTTCAGGCGTACACAGAAGTAGCACCTACCGAAGAGCAGATAGCAGAAGCTACACAAGATTCGATGTATGAGTATGTACAGCAAGGCTCTCGCCCTGACCCTGCGGTAGACCGTGTAAGAGAGCTTACGCCTACTCAGAAAGGCTCAAGGTTTATAGGTACGCTTGAAGAACAAGCAATGCCTCGCGGTGTCATTTCAGATGAAGAAGTAGGCGCATTTGCACAAGCAGTTGAACCTGCAGTTGATGACGCCCTAATATCTGAGGGATTGCATGACAACAGCGTAATGAAGTTTTCTGCAATGATGGATGGTGCATCAAATATGTTTGATGTTACAAGTAATAAATTTAATATGCTTGGAACTTCGATTGATTTAAATAACGTAGACCAAGAAATTTTATCTTCAGATCCTCAAAGGATTATATTTGAAAATTCAGATGCGCTTAATTTTATTATGCGTAATGATACTAAACTTAATTTGTCTACCGATCCTACTGATCCTAACTCGCCAATTCGAAAGGAAGCAGGACGTGCTGCAATCATGTCTACTATTTTAGCTTTATCTAATAAAATGGCATTGCAAAGTTCTGAAGTTGATGAAGAAGCAAATAAACAACAACATTCTAATGGACTTAACAGAAATATTTTAGGTCCAGAAATTGGACGTACAATGGAACGCTTTTTGTTTCCTACTCAAATGGATAACCCAGCCGACTTATTTAAAGGTGTATCCGAAGGCTATGGTTATAACTCACGCATGACACCTGAAGAGCAAAGTTTACTTGGACAAGCAATTCTTCAAGGTTTTGCTGACTCAAAAATATTTGACTTTATACAAGCTAAAGAAGTTAAAGATAACGAAGGTAAAAAGACAATAACCTTTGTTACTACTCGTTCAGGCGATAAGAAGATGAGAGCATTAAGAAAAGGTATTCGAAGTGCTTTAGGCATTGCTCAAAGCAAAGATAGACCTGTATCTTTAACTAACACAAAGCAAGGTATGTTGCGAGGTGAAGGTGCAAGTACACAAAAGAACATTACAGCTGCACCTGAAAAGAACTTCCTAACTCAAGAAGTTCAAGATGCAATTAATGCGTTAAGCAGTGTACAACATACTGTACCTAGCCACGCAACAACACTATATGCAGGTGTTTTATCTGGCGGGATTAAAAATCGTAAAGGCGTATTTGCTAGAATAGCTAAACAAGACGAAAAATACCTTAATAATAAAAGACAATCATTGTATAATGATTTTCTTTATAAGTACTCTAAAGGGGTAATTAAAAGCCCAGAAGAAATTGGAGGCGATGTTAACGAATTCCTTATGCAAGGACAAAGCCAAGAAGAAGCAATTAAATCTGCTTTCTTTGACGTTGCAAATAAACAAGCAGTATCAATTCAAAGAGATCATTTGGTAGAAAGAAGTGATACACTTAAAGATGGCGTTAATCGTTCTAACGTACCTTTTTATTATGGGTATAGTGTAATTAATAACTCATCACGTATGATGATTACTAATGACGAACTTAATTATCAGTCAGATAAATTAGCTAGGTTTTTAGTAGCAGGTGGAATGCCTTCTTTATTTTCTATTTCTCCAAAAGGAGGGCTAGCGGCATTAGACGTAGCAATCAAAGAATCTAAATCAGCTAAGCCTCTTAAAGGCCAGTCTGGTTTCTTTAGAGTTTTAGCTAGGTCATTAATATTAGATGCTGATAAATTGTCTTCAACTGATCAACTAATCGCATTAAAAAATGAGCTATCACAACCTGACAGCGCTATTCGAAAACATGCTATTGAAGTTTATAATTACAGAGAACAGAATAAAGCATATAATGAAGCGGCAAAAGTAGCATTACAAAACAATGCTAAAGTTCCACAACCAGAACCGTTTATTCCTAGCGAAGGGTTAGAAAACTTTTTAAGCCAACACGAAGAAAACGATACGTTTTATTTTGCATTAGATGCTCTGCATGAGTTAGGTGCTTACGATGTCGTTGCTAAACAAGCAAGGGCAAACAATAAACCAATGAAGTTTGCTTCTAGAGTTAAAGCAGAGGTAGATGGTAATTCTAATGGAGCTGTTATCCAAGGCTACCAGATGGGAGTTAAAAATATTCTTGAGAGAGGAGGAGTTCTTTATCAAGGAGAAGGAGATACCGAAGGAGATCTTCGAGAGCAAGTATTCAGACTTATGGCTGACAATGACAAGCTAGAGAAAGATGAATACTGGGAAGAAATCTTTACAGTTATTGGTAATGATCCCCGAAAGATTAAAAAGTTAATGAAAGTTCCAATTATGACTTCTATTTACGGTAAAGACCCTGCATTCCATCAAGACACTGCAAAAAAGTTTATTGACGATAACCCAAAAATGTTTGAAGGCTTAATGGCTAATGGTATTCTTAGCTACGAAGGTACAATTAAACGTCTTGGAGAACACTTAGAAAAAGGATTATTGCTTGGGTTAGGCAATGCACTTGAACATTCAATACTAGTAAAACGTGCAGGACGTATCTTTAATTTTGCAGATGAAATGATGAATATTGTAGGCGCTAATGGATTTATGGTTCAAGCAGGTGGAATTGAATACTTACCTGTAGATCCACGAATTGCATTCCCTCAAGGGGGTCAGGCGTTCGCTCCTTATGGCGATAACACAGCACGAGTTAAATATGGTCAAGCTTTAAAAGCAGAGCGTGGTTTTAAGGGACGTCAAGTTGCAGACATTCAAGTAACTAAAGCAATAGCTTCTCCTTCTGCTAAAGCTAAACGCAGATATGTAGGTGAAGGGGAATACAGTAACCCAGATTTAGGTAGTAAGCTACGTAATCAAGCGGCAGTTAACTTAACTCAAAACATTGACGCAACAGTTGCACAGCGTACAGTAACTAGAGTCATCGGGGGAGCTGTTACACCTACTGTAATGCAAGTTTATGATGCGTTTATGGGTGATGCTAACTCGTTTGATACGTTATCAAAAACAGCTAATGATGTATTTGAAGAAGTCAATAGCGATGACCCAAAGAAAGGGTTTAATATGTTAAAGGCTGAATATAAAGCATATACAGATTTAATTACACAAATGCGTGATCGTGTTGCTAATGCAAAAGTTTCTGGAGACACCTTTAATATTGGTGTTAATGGTAAATACAAAATTTTAAGCGATTTGTTATCAGTAGGGCCAAACGGCGGTACTCGTATGGGTGCTATTATGAATCGTGATATGCCTGATGGTGATCTTAAAAGCGAGAATCCTAAAGAAAGACGTAGAGCAAAAGCAAAAGATGATGCTATGAAAGCTATTAACGACATTCGTGCAGAAGCAATTAAGTATGGTTATTTTCCTGGGAAGGAAAACGTACCACTTACTGCAGATCAATTTGGAAGTTTATTCTTTAAGATAGTAAACGTTATGAACGTAGATGCTGAGTTTAAAGAAATGATTACCGAAGTTGATGCTCGGAGAAAAGAAATTAGTAAAGAGCGTAAGCGTAAAGAACAATACAGTTAAATAAAAATACCCCACAGGGAATCCTATATGGAAACCTTGTGGGGTATTTTGTTTTATAGCTTAAGCCCAGCGGCTTTCGCGGCTTTAAGCGCCATGCTTCTTTGCTTATCTGCTTTATGCCGAGCTTGTTTTTCATCAAGCCCTGTTGCAATATAGCCAGCTAAGTTTTCAGCGTGGACTTTATCTAACATTACGCGATTAAAATTTTCAGAACCAATCATATCATCTGATATTCCTAGCTCTCTAAATTCAACATCCGTAATTTCGTGGCCTAGCTGAGACAGCCAGTTATTATTTTCTGCCATAGTAACCTCCTAACAGAAGAAGTAATTGGAATCAAGTACGCTTTTAATATTTAACGTACCGATTGTAGGCACAATGCCTTGATAACCCTTACCGAAAGGAATACCATTATAGAAGTTATCAGTGTCATACATAGACACAAACTTCTCTCTAGTAGATACCATCAGAGACTCTACGCTACCTGCATGAGTACTGAAGGAGTCGTGAACAGCACCGAAGTCACCATCCCAGTCAGCTACAGTAAGAGCCATGTGACTGGCATCCATACTATGAACAAAGTTAGGGCTGATGCCACACATAAAGCCTCGTCTATCAGGTATGTCTGTCTTCTCTCTGATGACATGCTTAAAGCGTATCTCGCCTGTCGGAGTATTAAACCCGTAGCAATCTACTTTAACGGGCCTAGTGCGATAGCACTCGTATACTACTGGGAAGCCTGATGGGGTCACCCATTCAATCCCTCTCCCTCTATCTGTACCATAGTCTCTGGCCCAGTTAGTGATCTCTTGGTCTGCTAGGCGCTGTAAGTACCTCATAGTATCCAGGGGACCAGGGCATACATCTTGTATAGCTCTGATTACTTGGCTACTGAGTTCGTCACAGTCCCATGTAGAGATATTGTACTGTGTAGTGAAGCCAAACTGATAGCAATCACTGTACATAGACTCAGACATTTTCTTTTGACCACAGCTATAAGCTCTCGTCATGGCACCACGCTTAGCGATACCCTTACGGATATGCTTCATTGGTATCTGTCTTTCTTCAAACCATTCGGGCATACGCTGAGTGAGTCGCTTAGCTACCTGCACATAGAAATCATTCTGTACATCGGTAGGTACAAGACCAACAAGCTGTCCTGTCTTATCGTCCTTAGACATAGCGCCGAGGTGTTGCCACCCGTTGTTAGCACCGTCGATAGGAATAGGTAACTGCGTGTAGAAGTCGCCTTCACACTTAGAATACTTATACCACTCAACACAACAAGCAAGGAATGAAATAGATTTCTCTGCGTCTTCTGCAAAGATATGCATCTCGCCTAGCTCTATTATAGTATCGATGTTCTGCTGAGTCCACATAGCTCTGTCTTCAAGGGTCATCTTGTCTACTGAGATAGTGTCGAGCTCTTCTTGCTCAAGTACACTACGATAGTCTGTAGTAACCCAATCAGGTATCTCATCAATGTTATACGATTGATTAAAGCAACAAGCAGTATGTACACCTAACCAGAAGCTTGCTTCTTGGTCAAACAGTTTACCGTCGGCAAAGAGCAACTGACCACGCGCAATATCCGAGCCTTGGAAGTTAAAGAATGGCTCTGAGTAATACAGCCTACCGCGATAGTCTGCATCAAGATAGAAGCTAAAGTCTTTGTGCAGCCACTTCGCTGCAATTGCCATTACTTCTTTTACCTCACGGTTCTTAGAGGCTTGGCGTTGATATAGCTTTTCATTCTCTTTAGCGTCTTCACCAGTAAACTCTTCAGTATTAATGAAGGTATCCCATTGTTCTAAGATAGCGTCGTGTACGTCAGTGTTAACTAACCAACGAGTAGCTTGTAGCTTATCTATAGCTTTAACGAAGGGTGCTTCTTTATGTTTAATAAATCTGTACTCTTTAGATTTATCCCATGTCTTGATAACACTTCTACCGTTACCTTGGATTAAGCTAGTTATTGGTTCAATTAATTCTGCGCTCATACAGACAGTTCTACCTGCAATGGCTTCCATTTCACCCCACTTAGTTGTAGCATGAATAGTTACTGGCTTACGGCTCTTCATATGTCCTACCTGTATAGTGAGGTATCCACACATGACAAAGCCTTCAATGACAAGGTCACCTACTCTAACATGGTCTCTAAAGTTAACGTTATTACTATCCCAACCTTCAACAATATATTTACCAATTGCCATTGAAGCCTGAGTAATAGGCGTTTCACCTTCAGTCTTGCTACGCTTAAAACAGCGTTGCATAGTCTTTCTAGCGAATGTTACCATATCTTCTATTAAGAAGTCTAGCATATCAACACCGTCGGTGTCAATCATTCGCATCAGTTGTAAGTTACGTCTAGGCTTGACTCCTAAGTCTTCACCCCTAATCTTCGTCAGTAGATAGTCCTTCACATCTTCCATCAGATATCTTCTTCCATACGTCTAGTCCCCAGATGTGTTCTGAGGGATTATTTAACTCAGTTGCGGGGCAAGTTAATGCATCACGCTTTGACTTAACTCCGAGTGTCAAGTCATACTCTTCTTCTGGGAAGACCTCCCGTACTCTTGGGATGTCTTCTGTTTCGCATTGTACCCATGCTACATACAAGGGGTCGTGTTCTAAGCTTTGGTAATAGATTTGCATAACCTTATTATGCCTTTCTCTTTAAGGATTTTATAACCATCCATGTATCTCTCGTCTGCCTTATCAATGACAACTTCTTTGATCCCAGATTGCAAGATAAGTTTAGTACACTCCATACAAGGCGCGAGCGTAGAGTAGAGTGTGGAGCCAAGTCCGTTGCCTCCATCACGAGATAACTTACAGATAGCATTAGTTTCAGCGTGAATAACATAAGGTAGAGTAACACCAGTACTAGGATGTTTGCACTCATTAGGAAAACCCGCTGGAGTTCCATTCCAACCCATTGAGATAATGTTTCCATCTTTGACGATGACTGCACCCACCTGAGTATCTTTATCGTAAGACATTTTAGATACTCGTTTAGCGATGTCCATATAGAGGTCATCATATCTTTCTTCCTTGATTGTCATTAGAATTCTCCATGGCGGCCTTAGCTTCAGATATAGTTCTGATCTTTCTACCTGCCTTTGAGTCTATGTTTTGAAGTTTAATTGCCTTCCTTTTGATAGATTTCTTGTAGTTCATCTTGAAGTCCTCTAATTTTATTAGCTCTCATCATAGCTTGGCTACGATACTTGTTACGTTCATTACTTGCATCTTCAAGTAATTGTTTAACATGGGCAAGCTCCTGCTGGAGCAAGCCTATTTGATTGTACAGTGCTGTTTCACTCATTACATTACCTCAAAGTCTAGTGTATCAGAGTCATGGTATACTAGCCTAGTAGTCTCGTGGTTGTACTTAGCTTGCTTAGCTGGACCAGTCTTACCAGTAAATCTACTTTTAAGTACAACAAAGTTGATTGTGTTTCTGATTTGTTCGTCGGTGTTTGCCATGTCTCTAGCAAATCCGATGATGTCGAAAGATATTTGTTTAATACTTCCTGATCCCTTGATATCATCCATGCTAGGTAACTTGCCTTGCTCAAAGGTAGCTCCACCGCCTTGCACTTTCCTAAGATGACTAATAACACCGAGCCAGATGTTATGCTTCTTAGTAATCTTGAGAAGGTCTGACATAACTTTATCAATGGCTTCATTACCAGAGTAACCCTCAGCGCCCTCAGAGACTGCGATTGTAATGTGGTCAAGGATAAGATATTTACATCCCATGAGAGCCATATACTCAATCTTATCAATGAGAGATTCATCGCCAACAGAGCCTTGATGATCCAATAGAACAAGCTTTTCTGTACCAAATACTTCACGGCTTGCCGCCTCCTGTTCTTCAAGAGCTACATCATACTCTTGTAGGTTACGTTGTAATTTCATTTGAATAAACTTCTCTGCTGTATCACCAACAGACTCTTCTAATGAAATCATACCTATCTTATCACTAGTTTTGTCGAGTAAGTCAAGTACTATTTCTTTAATGACAGTACTTTTACCCGAACCAGTACCCGAAGTGAACAAAGTTATCTCACCGAAGCGCATACCGTTAGTCTTCTCATTGATACCTGTTAAGCAGTCAGGGTATAACACTGACTCTGTAGCTTGTCGAGCAAGATACTGTTCCCATACAGGCTCATGACCTACTACGATACCTGCAGGGCTATAAGATTGTGCATCCCATACAGAACGCATAACACCTTTAGTGCCTTGCTCAAGGTATAACTCACAAGGGTCTTTGCAAGAGCTTGTAGCTATCTTTACCTTATCGATACCGATAATGTTAGCGGCTTCTTTAATTGCTTTCTGACCTGCAGTATCAGCATCAAAGAACAAAACAACTTCTTCAAATGACCTAATCCAAGTGCGATCATTGAGTAAGCTCTTTAGATTACTAGCACTAGCAACGCTAACAACAGGATAAATCTTGTTGTAGTGGTCGAGCGAGGCTTGTGCCACCGCCATTGCATCGAACTCGCCTTCTGTGATGACAAGCCGCTTGCCTCCAGCTCCAAAGCTTTTGCTACCAAAAGTCCTGACATCTTTAAAGTCTCCTACCGTATTAAATTGTTTAGGTAATGTTCTAGTCTTGTAGGCTACTAGCTGTTCACCTTTATAATACGGGTAATGATATGCAGTGATATTACGTTCACTATCATAGCTTACTCGTACACCAAAGTGTTCTGCTACTGTCTTAGTGATTCCACGATCTTGACAACCACGAGCATCACCTGTGTTAGCAGTGAATGTATCTACATCCCATGCTGATTTAACTACATTATCTAGAGGCATGTCCTCTTCCTTTCCAATTTCTTTTTCATAATGGTTACAGACAAAGCAATAGCCGTGTCCGTCGTCGTACATAGTAAAGCCATCACTCGATGGACAAGCAGGACATTTAGTCTTACCTATTTCTTTACTCTCCGTATAATCTTTCTTCTTTTGCATGGCGTGTTACCTTTCTCTTATGCCTTGCTTTATTAGAGCGGTCATCTCTCTCTGCTTTCTGTTGTTTGTTATTAAACAGCACAAAGAAGTCATCATCGTCTATACGATCGTCATCCTCAAACGGATCATTTTTCTGTATCATTTTTTATTCCATTGTAACTATTAACAAAAGCTTTAGTCAGCATCCATTTCTCGCTACCTAAAGTTTTATTATAGTATACCTTTTCTTGGTTGTCATCAAGTTCAGTCAACACATTAAGATGTATCTGCCATTTTAACTCTAAGTAATTGAGAGCAGACTTATCAGGTGCTTCCTCTAATATCTGATACTTAAAGTGTTCAGGGTTATCTGAAACTTTCTGTGCAGTATCAACACCAGAGGATGCATAAGTTTTCCAGTTAGATTGTCTAACTCGTTTACCTTTACTGTAATTCCAGTAAGATTTCTTACCGACATAGCGTTTGTCTGTCTCTTTCTCAGTGATAAGATAGATAAAACCTTCCATGTCATAAGGTTGTAGCTCAAGCCTTGTATCCCATTGACCGTGTGCAAGAGCATCTGAGCCTGTAGCTTGCCATGCCTTCTGGTCAAAGGCAACACACACAGTGCCACCACGAGGGTTGACCCATACAGTCAAGTCACCCTCCCAGCCTTTCTTTAGCTTGAGTTTAGTTCTGAGGTTAGACTTACATCTAATCTCTCCGTGTTCCTCAGTAGTGATACCGACCCATCCTCCTGTATCTACTGTAGATACTTCGGTGATGATAACATCTTCGTATCGCTGATGGTCTTCTACATTGGTAGTCATGTTACACCTCAAAGAAGTCAGTTGGATTACGTAGTATGTGAATACCGTTAGCCGTTTCCAGTAACTTCTCCTTCCATTTTACAATGCCGTATTGAGCACGCCATGCGGCTAATACTCTATGTTTACGGCGTTTCATAGGGACACCCGCAAGCATCTTCTCTGCTTTCTTTGGTCCAATCTTAGGCAACCCAGGCAAATTATCTGTAGGATCACCTTTAAGCATTTGAAGCCAATACAATAAGTCTGCCTTGTCTTCATCGATATCGTAGAATTCATTACGCTTTGGGTTGTAATGATGACCTACAATACAGTCTAAGTCTTTATCGATATGTACTACAGTGAAGTCAATCTCTTCTTTAGCGCATTCAATTGCTTTGATGCGTACCATATCATCGGCTTCCATACCATCAGAAGGTATAGCCAAGCCATCCTCAATAATACGTTGCATCAAAGGTCTGAATAGACTGGCATCTTTATGCGGGTCTTTACGATTAGCCTTATACTGTGGACACAACTCATAACGAAAATTATCTTTGCCTCCACAATAAATTACTTGCTCATCAGACCATACAGGGTCTATCCAATTCTTTTGTAAGATAGCCTTGTAGTTATCTAATGCGCTGTCTACAGTTTCTTGTTGCCAAGCCGCTTGATATATACAGCTATCAGCATCTATAATTGCTAACATTATATGTGTCCTTTCTAGTGTACATCTGCGTAACAGCTACCAATGACACCATCGCCATCCATACACTGCACATTGAATTGTTTAGGTGCTTCTCTAAATGCTTCGATACAGATCTCTTTAACTCGTTCTGCATCAGACTCTTTAGCAACCCATGCCATCTCATCGTGATAAAAGATAACAGGGTATGCATCTAACTTTTCTTCAGCTATCTTAGCCATTGCATAACCCACAGCCGCCTTACAAGTAATAGCTTCTGCTGATTGTAACAAGTAGTTAAGCGATTGGTGTGCTGAAGACACATAGACTCGTCTACCATCAAGGCCAGGAATGAATGCATCTCCGTATCCATTCTTAGTCTGCTGAAAGATGTGGTCCAGCTTAGCCTTAATCTTAGCTAACCCAGGGATTGCTGATTGATACTTCTGTTTACTTGCGTTACCAGCTTTATCATCAGGCTTTCCTGTAAGGATAGTGCCTAGTTTCTTACCGCCACCTCCGAAGAGATAAGCGTATAGCCATCGCTTAGCATCACCACGACTACTGCCTAGAATGTTGGCGTTATAGCTGTGGATGTCACCGCTTGTTACTTCCTTAGTGAAGTCGTCATCACCAATGTAATGACACAAGGCTCTCATCTGATTACCAGCTGAGTCAGCACCAACTACTTTGTATCCGTCTTCACAGATAAAGAGACTACGCATCTCTTTGCCCCATGCCGCCTCGATACTAGGTAAGTTAGTGATTACTTCGTGTCGGGATCTGAAGGTGGGAGTACCGATAACCCACATTCGTCCATGTAGCCTGTCGCCCTTAACCGCATTAAGCCAGCCTTCGAGTATAGACCTTCTTGATCTTGTTGTGTAGTATCTGTCAATGTCTTTACCGATGTCTCCAAGCAGTTCGAGAGACGTTGTTGTGAGTTTAGGGCTTGTCTTATGGAATTCATAGCCAACTTTCTTATAATTCCAGTCATCTGGTTTCCATCCTATAGTATAAAGATACTCTTTAACTTCTTCCATGTTACCTAGCGTAACCTGTGTAGTATACTGACGCTGGAACTCTTGTTGTGGGTTCCAGTCATCTACTTCAGGCTCATGTCCAAGAAACTCTGTCAGCAGTCGCCTAGTTACAGCAGTAAAGTCACCTTTCTTTGTGTACTTAGCTGTCTTAGGTTGTTTGTCTACATAGATAGTCATCTCAGGTAGATTAGGATGTACACGAGATTCAATGTCAGATATCTCTTGACACATTTCTTCGTGTAGCTTGTTGGCTCCATCTATATCAAACAACCAGCCATTCATTCTTATCTTAGCTTCGAACACAGCGGCATCATGCTCTGCTCTAATACCTTTAGATATCAATGGCTTAGTACTGGATTGGTCTTTGAACTCCTTCATCAGGATCTCAAAGACTCTTGTGTTTAGCTCAACATCTCTTACACAGTATGTCAGCATCTCTTCCGAGAACTCTGACCAGTTATCAAAGCTTAACTTACTGTAGCCAAGATGCTCACCCCAACCACCAAGCCCATGCTTGTGTTTGCGCTTGTAGTTGAGTGTTTGGCTCATCATCCATGTATCATATAGCTTCTTGTCATAGAAGTCTATGCCGTACAGCTTAGTCAGTACAGCTAAATCATATCCGATGATGTTGTGACCGATAAGAGCGTCTGCATTAAGAAGAAAGTTAAGACCAGACTCAATGTCATCTGGCCTCCACTTGTATATCTTCTTAGTATCGACGTCTTGAGCAACAATACACCATACTTTGGTAGCATCAATGCCATCAGTCTCAATGTCAAATACTAGTCTCATGTGTTAGTCCTTTCCGTTCTCACATTTTGGACAGTTTAATTCGTCTGAGAGAAAGTCCAATGCCCCCTCATAATAGGGCGTTTTACAACGTTTACAATGATTAATAGTCCTTAACCTGCTCATAAAGTTGTTTGTTGTGTCTGGATAACCAGATTTTTGTTTCATCCGAGACTTCCCCGTCTTTGATTTCGGCGTATCCCATATACGCTGTAGCAAGTGCTGCACAAGTGGTATCATTTGTATCTAACCCGCAGTATCTGCTAGGCTCCTCGTGTTTGTGTTGTGAACAAGGTCTACCAATAGAGTCTGTGTGCTTACACTTAAACATCCCCATTAGCCTCTATCTTAGTGTCTTCATATGGTGCTACCGTACGCCTATAGAATTCCATCTGAGCACCTGCCAATGCACCCATGACATCATTCATTGTCTGATAGTTGTATGGTTCCATGTGTTTAATGGCGAGTGCAATTAAGTACTGCAAGTCACCTGCTTGCATGTCAGGACCAAAGCTTTCTAGCTCCTGCTCTAGCCACATAAACTTCTGGCGATCTTCTTTAGTAATATAAGGCATGTTACTTCCTTTCGTAACTAAATATTATATAGTTGTTATCATTAGATATTTCAGCTATCTCAACACGGTTATCTTTACCCACCGTGTCGAGTAGCCTCATTACATCCTCTCTTAAGCTTAATGCTTTGTCTCTTATGTATACTGCTTTATACATCGAGCTTGTCGTAGTCTTCATCCCAATTGCCATCATTTAATAGCCCAGCAACGTAGCTAACGCTATCACTATGAATAGACCCCATCAAGTTGTAACACTTGTTGTACTCATTGTACTGAAGATTAAGGTCTGTGCATTTAGTTTTACTCATAATGTCGTGATACGTTTCCGTAGCAAGATTAAGGCTCTTAGTGTATGTATCAAATCGTGCTTGCATGGTTTACTCCTCAGTAATAGTATGAGATTGCTTCTATGCAATCGTCAAGTTCAAAGTATTTCTCAGTGTAAATACTCTCATAGAATGGATGAACGTAGTCATCTCTGTCTGCCCACAGTATAATTACTTTATTCTTCATGTGTGCAAACATAAGTTCCATCGCAGTACCAGTACCTCTACCGCTATCACGTCTTACGTCAGCTAATACAACAGTGCTATTAGCTATGTCTTGCATGTCCATCTTAAAGATACGTCTACAGGCTGATTGCTCATGTGTAGCTGTCTCAGATAGTTTAAGTTGGTCATGGAAGTCTACCCTACGAGTTGGATCTAACGAACTGATATCGTTCTTCTGAAGTATATCTGCCGCTCGAAGTCTCCAAGCTGTCATTCGTTTCTTGGTGCAGTCTTCCATTGGTCCTGCTAGGTATACGTAATTCTTCATTGTTTTTCCTTTCATTTTCAATGATATACGTCTTTAAGTCTTCAAGTCTCTTGACAAGAGCTATATAGTGCTCTTGCCCTGTGCCACTAACGACTGTTTCTTTAGAGTATTGGTCAATGGCACTAGTGTATGCTAGTATCAGCGGATTCAAGTTCTCTCTTAAAGTCATCCATAGCCTCCTTAAGGTCGCTTCTTAGTTCCACTACTATACTGACGTTATTATCCTCGTCTACTATAATAGCTTCGTCTTCCATTGCTGAGTAACATACGTCAGTAAACTGGATGAACACTAGGTTGTATTCATCCGCTGTAAGCTTACCGTATAACTCATGGCCACCAACTTCCTCAAAGAGAACTAGTATAGCTAACTCTAGCATACGCTGTGAGTCGTCTTCTTCTAGTTGCACTTCTATGTTTGTCTTCTTAGGTTTAAAGTCGATGACATCACCCATTAGAAGTCTACCTGTGCTTCGCCTGTGTCTTCACCTTCGATAACGTCAAAGTCTGTACCGCTACTTGGTGTGTACTCTTTGAGGTCTGTTACTTGTACCTTAGATAAGATAGAGCTAACGCCTTTACGACCTTGCATCTCATATGGGTACTGGAAGAGCATCACATTACCTACGCTACCGTTACCTACAATGTTACCGTCGATAGGCTTCTTGGCACCGTCTAGTACGTCAGGTGGTGTGTTATCGCTGTTATCTTTCTTTACAGCTTTACGCTTGACGTTTGCCTTGTAGAAGACACCTTCATCATCTTCTTCTGTTTTAGTAGTAATAAAGAACTCGTCTTTCCACTTCTTGGCTTCGTCTTTATCTCGTGTACGCATCTGTAGTTCCCACTGGAGTGTACCGAATGGGTCTACTGGCTTGACTAGCTTAGCCCAATGTAACTCAGCATCACGTACAATAATAGTTCTCTTTTCATCAATCATCTTTATAATCCTCTGGTTTAATTTCATTACTACATACATAGCATAATAGTTTGTGTGCTATTTCTATTAGCCTATCTGATATGTACTGTGTGTTTAAGCAGTGTTTACATGTTATCTTCTTCATCTATGTTTACCACTCTACAGTTCTCTACACCTTTCCTATTGATAAACTCTTGTGTAGCAAGCTTAATAGCTTCTGGTTTGTCTGCTGCAGTGACGAACACAATGTCCGTCACCCAGCCTTCAAGTTTTACCTCATACTTAGTCATTCGAGTTCCTCTGGTGTTGTGTTGTAGGTAATCAGGTAGTCAAGATACCACTTGGCTTTCTCTAGCTCTTGTAGCTTGTCATCCTTCTTACCGTACCGCATAAGGTACTTGTAGACTTGACCCATCAAGTGTGCCTCGACACCATCAAAGTCTTTTAACATGAACACCATCATGTCCATGTACTCGTACCCTGGCACTATCTCTTTGTAGTGCTTGGGGCTGATTGCATTGTTTTCTTCCATGTCAGTCCTTTCTATGACTTAAACTTACGTCCTCTGAAGAATACTATGAGGTTTACAGTTGTGTTGATAGTGAGGGCAGTGAGTATCCACCACTGCCACCACAAGAGATCTAGTCCACTACATTCTATCATCTAGCCATATCCCTGCCAAGAGACAGAAAGTAGTTATCAGGACTGGGAGTATTATGTAGTATACTGTCATGCCGCTAACCTCATAATTCTTTCTCTGTGTAGCCCGTAGTTCTCACTGCTAGGCCAGTAGATGATTGTATCGTTACTCATGCCATCGCTATCATCTACAAACAAGACAACGA